GGCTTTGTCCGCATTCTCGACATGGTTAAGAACTATTACAAGATCGTTATTCTCATATCACACCTTGACACACTGAAGGATTGTGTTGATTATGTTATCAATGTTGAAAAGGAGAACGGCTACGCCAAAGTTAGTGTTTAATTCTATATAAGATATGTCGGCAGTAAAAAACTTAAGGTGGAAACGCAGTTTATCTAAATTAAGATTCTCATACGAGGAATTAGAGTATGTTGAAGAAGTTTCAGCCGAGGCTGCAATAGAGTTTGAAAAACACTACAGAAAGTTTTGCGCTTTAAATAACGTTGACATTCCTGCACTTGAAAGAGAGAATAAAGAAAGGGTGGAAAACTATTTTGTCCAAGAACAGATACCTGATAAAAACGAAGTAGAGAATGTAATTAGTGATTCTGGCGACTGCTCTCTAACGGTTTATCAAAACAATCAACAGGAAAGCGAGGAATATCAAATGACTGCCGATGACATTGCTATTCATGAAGCTTTCTCAAAATTGTTTAAGAAACTGGCACTTAAACTTCATCCAGATCGTATCAACAAGTTTTTACCCGAGGATGAAAAAGAAATACGAGCAAAAGAATTCAAAGAAGCAAACGAGGCTTTTGATCAGAAAAAGTATTTTTTCTTATTAGCCATCGCTGACAAGTATCGCGTCTCTACGCCGCGCAACTATGATCAACAAAATCGTTGGATGAAACGAGAAACTGAAAAAATACAAGGGCTTATTTCTCAAAAGAAAAATAGTTATAGTTACGGGTTTGCGGAAGCTGAGACAGAGGAAGAAAAAGAACTATTAATTAGAAAGTTTATATTTCAGCTTTTTCGCATTAACGTATAAAGGAAATTATTATGAGTAGACAAGCAGTTTTAGACAAGGTGATGGCAAAAGCTATCTCCCGAAAATTATTTACATTTCTCACCGCAACAGGATTGATGCTGTGGAGTGATTTATCATCAGACACATGGGGTATGATCGCAATGGTATATATTGGAACACAGGGCGCTATTGACGCTATGAGGGAGTATAGGCACGGATAATGAGTTGGTTAACATTAGTTTTATATTCTAAAAAGATCTGGGTTTGGTGTAAGCATCACTGGAAGATACTTGCGCTTGCCCTCTGGACCCTTATTGTATTTTTAATCGCTCGAAAAAATGTGAGAGCATATAAAAAGGTTTTAGACACCACAATTGAGAACTACAAAAAAGAAGTTGAAGTTTTGGAAAACTCTCACAAGGAAGAAATTCGAAAAAGAGATCAGGCAATTGAAAAGCACAACCAAGATATTAGAAAGCTTGAAGAAAAATATGCTGGCGACAAACACCAACTTGATGTTAAAAAGCGCTCACGATATCTTGAGCTTGTGAAAATGTATGATACAGATCCAGAAAACATCAATAAAATTTTACAAGAAGAATTTGGATTTAAATATGAAGAATAAAATTATTGCAAGTATGTTGACCTTTGGGTTAGTGTTTCCTGCTCCTATTTTTGCAGAAACTTTAGAAGAAGCAAAGTATACACACCTTGATGCCGGGGAGACAGCCCCATTTGCAGGTATATTGTTTAACCCATCTGCGCTTGCTGAATTGTTGTCAGAAAAAACATTTTCTTCTGAAGAATGTGATCTGGAGGTTGAGTATCAGGTTTCGAGAGCAAGAAGCGAAATGCAACTAAAAATTGATTCTCTCCAAATAAGTTATGATGTGTTAGAAGAAAAACATCAACTTTTGATGGATATCAAAAATAGCGAGATAAATACTTACAGAGAGATGGCTCTTGACCAACCAAATAAAAACAATCAATGGTGGTTAGTAGGAGGAGTAGTTGTTGGTATCGGGCTGTCTTTAGGAACTTTTTACGCAACAACAAACATAACACAATGAGCAAACCAAATAAAGACCCAAATTACGCACTTAAGGTAGAACACGCTATCTCACAGAAGTATGGCAGTGAAACAGTACAACACCCACAAAGAGACTGGACCCCGCAAAAAGAGGAAGAATACCTTGAACAACTTAAGTTATTAAATCAAAAATTAGATAAGATATCAGAAAAACTTGAAAAAGTAGAAGTAGAGGGAGTTTTACTGCCAAAAAAACTACTTAATAAAGATAGCAATAGGTCTTGTCCTGTGTGTCATACTTATTCTTTTGATACAAGAGATAATGTATACATGACAAAATATACTTGTTGTCGTAATTGTTATATCACACATGTAGAAGGAAGAGAAGACCGTTGGGCGACCGGATGGCGTCCAAACCAAGGAGAAAATAAATAATGGCTTCAGTTTTAGACATCGTTAGAGGAATCTCACAAGCAGCAGCAAATGCTTATGATGGCTCTCAGGACGAAAAATACTCCCTTGATGGAGAGGCGCGAAAGATCGGGCTTAAAAGAGAAGAGGGAGATCCTATTATTGATTCTCGTGTTGTTGACGGATTTAACGTTCGTATGAGCGGTCCAATTCTTACAATCTCATATCAAAGCGATATCAAACTCAAAGATGTATACGCTGGTGATATCGAAGCAGATGTGGAAGAAATGATTCAGAATGTTGCTAACTTTCTTAAGAAAGAATTTAAAAAGATTACAGGCGATACACTCAGTCTCACCGCAGAAGGCGATGTAGATGTCCTTGTTCAGAATACTTCAAAGGTTCGTGTCTTTGTAACTGGTAAGCGCAACTATAAAGTTGGAAATCTTGCTGATGTTATTGAGGTTGGCTTGCCCTCCGAAGAGCGACTTGATCAATCTATCCGTGACTTTATCTCTCTCGGCAAGCAATGAACGATGATTAAATGTCCTTTGAACTTACAAAGAAAGAAATCGTAAAAGAGATACTTAAGAGCGGCAAAGACCCAGTTTATTTTATTAATAATTATGCAAGAATTGCACACCCACTTGAAGGGTTGATACCATTTAAATTGTATCCTTTTCAACAGCAATTGCTACATGACTTTAACGATCATCGTTTCAATGTGATCCTCAAAGCACGCCAGTTGGGTATCTCAACCACAACGGCTGCTTATGTTGCGTGGATGATGCTTTTTCACCGCAACAAAAACATTTTGGTTATTGCAACTAAGTTTCAGACAGCAGGTAACCTTGTAAAAAAGGTCAAACACATTATTAAAAACCTGCCACCATGGTTGCAGATAGCCAGTATTGACATTGACAACCGAGCATCGTTTGTGTTATCAAATGGCTCAGAGATTAAAGCTTCGTCTACGTCAGGTGACGCTGGTCGTTCGGAAGCGCTCTCATTGTTGGTTATCGATGAGGCTGCTCACGTTGAGGGGCTTGATGAACTATGGACTGGTTTGTATCCTACACTATCAACAGGTGGGCGCTGCATTGCCTTATCTACCCCTAATGGTGTTGGTAACTGGTTTCACCAAGCCTATGTTGATGCAGAACAGCAACAAAATGATTTCTTTCCAACAATATTACCTTGGGATGTTCATCCAGAGCGTGACAGAGAATGGTTCGACAAAGAAACACGAAATATGTCTCGTCGTCAAATCGCACAGGAGTTAGAATGTAACTTCAATATGTCGGGCGAGACGGTTATCCATCCAGATGATCTGACATGGATGGAGAGCACGATTAAAGAACCGCAGTACCGCACAGGTTTTGACCGCAACTTTTGGATTTGGGAAAAGGCAGTTGATGGCTGTAACTATCTTCTCTCTGCCGATGTTGCCCGAGGTGATGGAAAAGATAACTCTACACTTCACGTCATAAAACTTGAGACAATGGAGATTGTTGCGGAGTATCAGGGCAAACCCACCCCAGATGTCTATGCCGATATGCTAAACAGCATCGGTAAAGAATACAATAACGGCATGATTGTTGTAGAAAATAACTCAGTTGGCTTCGCAGTATTATCAAAACTACAAGAACTGGGTTATAATAATATATACTTTTCTGTTAAGTCTACTCATGAGTATGTGGAGCAGGTTCGCGGTGAGCATATGTCCAATGCTATCGCTGGTTTTTCCACAACCTCCAAGACACGCCCGCTTATCATAGCAAAAATGGAGGAATTCATTAGAAATAAACTAATTACCATATATTCTTCGCGAACTCTTAACGAGTTCAAGACGTTTATTTGGAACAATGGTCGCCCCGAGGCTATGAGAAGTTACAATGATGACTTGACTATGGCTCTTGCGATTGGCTGTTGGGTAAGGGATACAGCGTTTGAAGCAGGAAAATTAGAGCAACAATACAGAGAAGCATTTGTTGATTCTATGTTTGTCGCTTCAACAAAACTAAATACACAAATCAAAGGACAAGAAGGATACAGAGCAGACGATAACACGTTAGAACAGCGTCAAAAAGCAATGCAAAATATGCAACAGTTTGGCTGGCTCTTTAAAGGATAAACATGGCAGAAAATAAAAGAAATCCAAAAAACAATCAATCGGGACTTTTCAGGCAACTTACTCGTCTGCTTTCTGGTCCGCTTGTAAATTATAGAACACAGACGAGCCGCAAGCTGTCTCGCGTCCAGTTGGATAAATTTAAGTTCCAGTCTGCATCTGGGCTTAATTTTAAAAAGTCTTCTTATAATCCTTTTGAGCAGCTTTCTACAGCCATCATGGCTAATCAGTTGCGTGCCGAGCGATACCAAGACTTTGAACAAATGGAATACACACCAGAGATTGCCTCGGCTCTTGATATCTACGCGGACGAGATGACAACCTGTTCGGATCTTCAGCCCCTTCTTTCAATCAGGTGTCACAACGAAGAAATCAAAGCAGTTCTAAGTGAGCTTTACCACACTGTTCTTAATATTGACTTTAATCTTTTCGGTTGGAGTCGCTCAATGTGCAAATACGGAGATTTCTTTTTATATCTTGATATTGATGAGCGTCTCGGTGTCACTTCTGCCATTGGTCTACCCACTTTTGAAATCGAGCGCCTTGAAGGCGAAGATAAAACAAATCCAAAATATGTGCAGTTCCAGTGGAACTCCGGTGGTCTTACTTTCGAAAACTGGCAGATCGCCCACTTCCGTATTCTTGGTAACGATAAATATGCTCCCTACGGAACCTCCGTGTTGGAGTCTGCCCGACGTATTTTTCGTCAATTGATTTTGTTAGAAGACGCAATGATGTCTTATCGTATTGTTAGAGCACCAGAGCGTCGTGTTTTTTACATTGATGTTGGAAATGTTGCTCCAAATGATATTGAAACTTATATGCAAAAAGTTATGACTCAAATGAAGCGTAACCAAGTTGTTGATGCCAATACTGGTCGTGTTGATTTGCGCTATAATCCGATGAGCACCGAGGAGGATTATTTTATTCCTGTTCGCGGCGGTGTTTCGTCCCGTA